GGCTTAATGTTCAGTTCATCTTTTATTCTTAGTGCAGCCGCAGCAATATTGTCAATAACTTCAGATGGAAGTCCAGCTTCTAACGCGTCAGACGAGGACGATGCCTGCTTAATTTGACGGCCTTTTTTTACTTTATCTGGGTCTAGTTGTTGTAATGTTTCCTTAATCTTAGCAACTTCTTTTTTCTTCGTTGTAGTTTTTGTTGCATTATTCAATACTTCATTTGTTTTTTGTGCCGCAGAATTTACTTTAGTAGCTTTTTGCAACTCAGCCGATGCAAGAAGTTCATTGGCACGACTTGCTTGCTTGGCTTGAATAGCACCTATTGGAAAGTTAATAAGACCAGCAGTGCCTGCAGCTATACCGCCTTGTTTTATAGCTTGTTTAACGTCTGCTTCTTCCTGCAAACCTGTCTCAACTCTTACTTGTTGCTGTGTTAAGCCCTGACCAAAACCGATTGCGCCTTCAACTGCAGCAGCACGTGCCGAACCTCTTAATGCTTCACCTAGTATTTTGCGAACACCCAACTTAGCAACCTGAGTACCTGCCATTGCTGCTGTCTTACCAGTGCCACCTGTTAGTATCCCCAAATAAGTAGACGGTGCAGTAGCAATGCCCTCTGCATAGTCAAGTGCAGAAGTCAAAGATACTTCACCGTCTACTTTATCATAGGCATCAAGTAAGTTTCCGAAACGTAGCTTTCCTTCTAAGTCTGCATTTTGGGCATACTCTAGATCACGAAGCGTTGTAACTTCATTTACATTATGAAAGCGCATATGCTCCATAAATGCATCATACGCATCTTGTGGAGACAATGCATCTTTTATACCACCTCTTTCCGAAAGAAACTTTGTAGCGTCCCGATAGAAGTCAGGATCGTTAATCAAGTCTTCTTTTGTGAGTGTCTCTTTTTTATTATAATCTCGAAACATTACTACGCCCCACTTCCAAAGCTTCCCTCCACAATATTTTGACTTGTAATCGGAGGAGACTCTTTTTTAGCTGGCTCATTAGTCTTTACACGAGATGCTATAATAAGACTGGTAGCGGTTCTTTCTGCTTCTTCTTGATTTTTAGCTTGACCAGAACGTAAAATAAGATCAGCGATTTGTTGTATTATTTTTTCCTGCTCATCTATTGACTTTAATTTAATTGTACCTGCTTTAATAGCATCGGTCAAATTAGTAATTTGTTTATTGGCATCGCTAGCTGAAAGATTTACTTTTCCTGCGGCATTGTCTTTTTTACCACCCTTTTCTTTTTGGACACCACCTTCGTATATTTCATTTTCTTTAGCCCATCCAACAATTTCAGCTTTCATTTGGCTTACTTCATCGGCGGTAAATTTATCTCGACTTAACTTTTTTCTGTATTTGGCTAATACATTCTGTGCTATATTTGCAACATCAATACCACGAGAAGCTATTTGTGGCGTATACAAAATCTCACCAGATGCCGTGAGACCCGCAGTCCCCCCTGTAATTTGATTACCCCAGTTTACCAGTTCTTTATTAGCTGATGTGCTAGTAAAAGCACCTGTTAATTTGCCCTGAAGAGTTTGTTCAGCTTTTGCAGAGGCAAACGGATCAGTTAATTTAATTTGCCCAGCGAAAGGAGATTTTTCATACGTAATATCATCCATGGCAAGCGCACGAACTTCATCAAGTAAATCACCGCCGAATGTAGTTTTGTATGCTTTCATTCTTTCCTCAATCAGCTTACTACGATTTGGAGAGAATATTTTAGCTAAACCAGACTCCGGTTCTTTACCTGTTACATCTTGCAATGCATCTGACATAGACATACCAGTGTTTACTTTACCCATAACACTATCTAAAATTTGATCAATAGTATAACCACTCTCTTCATAAGAAGGCGCAAAAGACACAACATCAGAAGATTTATAACCCACTTTCTTTAATAATTCTGGGCTATACTGTTGCATCTTATTAAAATGATCCAGTACTTCTTGGCCTTTATTTTGAGAAAGAATAACACCAATTTGATCATTGGTTAGTTTATAGCTGTTCTTCAGTGTTTCGGCAATCTTTTTTTGAGACCTGCGCATCTCTTTTCTTTTACGTGCTTCTGGCAAACCTGTTTCCATCCATGCCTTAACACTAGCATCTACCATTTTAGCTGCTTCGTCACGCTTTTCTTCCATAAACTCTGAACCACGTCCCGAAAAACCGCCTAATGCTGCACCAATATAAAAAGCCATGATTATCTCCTTGCCATCAAGCCTTGTGATTTTTGTTCAATATCTTGTATTTCTGCAGGTTCTTCTTTTATATCTTTAAGTTGTTCACCTGTCTCTTCAGACATTTCTCGCAGAGTATTAGCAATCTCCGTATCATATGGTTTATTTTTATCTTCAGGCTCAGATATTTTAGTGTATGTTATTTCTGCAGCGTCAGCCATGCTAGAAATAGCCTCAGCTAAAGCAGGGCTAATTATAATACCCACATCAATATTGTGTAGACCTTCCATAACCCCTCCAGCCTGTATCATATCTACAAGAGTATCTACAGGAATGCCCATCTCAAGAATGTCCATCATTTGATTAGCCATTCTAGGTTTTGTTATGCGATCCATATAAAAAGCTAATGCATCATCTGGATCAGTATAACGAGATGGTCTTTGCCAAGGTCTATCGCCAACCGGCGCAGTTAAAGATTGCCCAGCAATCGGCGCATCAAGAGGCATATTAACGCTGTCTTGTTTAACCATTTATTTGTTCCTTTACCATTTTTAACAGACGAATTGAATCGTTTGCTATTTTTTGATTAGGTTTACCACTAGTGCGAGAAAGAAGACCTTTTTCTGGGGTCTTTATTTCTTGTTTTGGCATTTGCTGTAATGCCTTATTAGCATTTATAATTGCGTTTCTTACCATTCCTATTTGCATATCAACTCACCTAAAATATTATATTTGACATAATATCAAAAATAAAACCACCAACTGATTTACTAGATTCATAATCGCCTTTAATTTTAGCTACGCTTGCGGCTCCCTCTGCGTTAATACGTGCTACAGCCATACTTGTTTGTCTGTCTTTTTCATTATCGGCAGATTCCCATGCCCACTCCATAGCATCAGCATAGTACTGCCACAAATTATCGTAGGCAGTTTTACTAATATCTAAAACAGCATTAGCATTTAACTCATTAGCACGATTAACTGCTGCTGTATCTGCAGTAGCTATCTGCCTACGCCACTGTGCATTTGACTGTGCAATCACAAGCTGGTTTTGCGCATTAAACTGATCACGTTGGTTATTCAACTCTGCATTAAAACGGTTTACTGTGTTTGCTTGTCCTGCATTAAACTGTGCCTGTGCATTTTGTTGTGTCGCATTAAACTGTGATACCTGATTAGCTAGACTTGCAAAGAACTGATCTACTTGGTTTTGGCTAGAAGCATTAAACTGTGCTGCGGCATTCTGCGCCGCCTGATCTGTAAACAGTGCTTGTGTTCTTTGTTGCGCCTTAAACAAATCAGTTTGCTGTCTATTAGACAGATTAGCCATATCAATCTGTAAAAAGTTCTGTGCATTCTGCACAGCAGCCTGCTGACGGTTATTTAGATTAGACGTATCTAATTGAGACAGTGCTGCAGCTTCTGCCATAGTCAGTGCCTGACGATTAGATAGGTTATTCAGGTTCATTGTATTAGCAGCACGGCTGTTCTCTAGCTGTACTTGTTGTTCTGCTGTGAAGTTAAGATTTGCAATGTCAGCAATACGAGAAGCATTCTGTACTTTCATCTGGAATGCTTGGTCAAATTCTTGACCCATAAATCTTGCTCTTTGTTCTGCTGCAAGCATAGCAGATTGCTGACGGTTTGTCAAGTTCTGTGCTTCAAAACGTGCAACTGTTTGCGCATCTGCTGAAGCAATAGGCAGTGCTGACTCCATAGCTGCCTGAACAAGAGCCTGTCCAGCAAGAGATGAAGCACCTAAACCACGTGCAGCCATCTGTGCTGTAGCATTACGCAATGCACCTGCTGCCCATGCTGGTGGATTAGCACTATCAAACTGCTGCATTAGGCTGTTTAACTGACCCTGTACAGTAGCCTGAGCAGATGGATTAGCTGAAGCAGCAGCAGCTTCTGTCTGTGCAGTGACCTGAGCAGCAGTCTGTGCATCTACACCTGTGCCTGTAATGATTTCACCGGACTGTATTTGCCTCTGTACAGGATTGTCTATTAGAACAGCATTACCCTGAGCAGCTTGTAGATTGCCCACAGAAGACGTTGTTTGTTGTGCTGCGGCTACCTGCGCACGAGGATCATCAGGCTGTGCCTGTGCAGCTTGTGTGGCCTGCATAGCGGCATCCACTGCAGGTGCAGCGGTAGAGGCTTGCATTACATTAGCCTGCGTCTCTTGTACTGGAGCAGCTTGTGCTGTTGTTGCAGTTGCTGTGGGTACAGCTACCTGTCCAGTTAAAGCGCCAGTACCGGGCTGTACCATTTGACCAGCATCAGTAGGTGTTGTTGCAGCTACAGTAACACCGCCCTGTGGTAGTGCAGGGTTGTACATTTGTTGTACACTGTAGTCTGCTACTGCTGGTGTTGTTTGTTGTGTTTGATTCTGTGTTTGATCCGTAACGTCACCACCCTCTTGATACTTCTTTGCATAACCACCTTTAGCCATCATCATAGCCTTTTGCTGGTATCCTTGCATTTGCTGCTGCCGCATTGGGTCTTGAGCAAGATAGTCTTGAAACCCTTGCATATTACCTTGATAGCCCATTGATCGTGCTATCTTCTCCATGCCGCTAGGCTTAAATGCTTTGAACATTGCCATGTTTAATCCCTACTCAATACTTTGTCTAGTTTATCTTCGACACGATGTAATGCGTCCATGACTTTTCTCATATCATCACGTAATTCAAACTTAGTTGCGTAGTCTTCACGTGTCTTGTTCAGTAGTATCTCAAGACGCTTTAGTTCTTTTGCCGTGTTATTTGCCCACCAAACACCGCCTGCAACTACCATGCTAATTAGCATATCTACTAAGCTAGTCATTTCCATTATGTTATATTCCCTGATGAATAAAAATCTGCAAAGTCGATTGTGCCTGATGTTGGTACAGTTTCATTTACATTAATGCCTTGTTGACCTGTTGTTGATCCGCTATCGTCTGCATCAAAACGGAAGTAAAAAGATGCGCTAGATGTTCCGGGTTGATATGAATTAAAATGCCACTGCACATCACAGTCTTGTAAATCATACAAATAATAAATACTGCCTTCTAGTTGAGACGTACTTCCATTATTAATACTGGTGCTATTAGGTGTACCCGGATCACCAGAACGTCTAGTAAATACTGCATCACCTTGTAAATCACCGTAAGCAATAGCACCTGTATAGTATTGTGTGCCTGTTAAAACAGTTCCTGATGGACTAGTCCTATGATTGCCTGTTACAATTATTCTAAAATAATATGTTCCTACTGTAAAGGCATTATTACCACTGTAACGCCAGCCCATACGGTTTACGTACATACCTTCACTTTTTAAGTACGCTACAACTTCATCCGTCTCTCTGACCATAGAAGTACCCCAGCCATCTACATCACCAGAAAAAGTACGAATATGCCAAGAGTAAGAAAAAGTATCTGAATTAGGATAACGTGTTCCCAAAGAAGGTGAACCATTATTACCAAAAAGTTCAGTGTATGTTATAGCTTTGTGTGTTTGATCTACTAAACTGCCACCACGATAAAACTCATCCATTGAATTTGGTGTAGTGTCACCAAACTCAGTTGCAATGTCAGCTAGTGATATACTGCCAGAAGCCTGTAGGGTCATTACGGAGTTCCATAAGCTGTAATATTATCTGCTGATGTAACAGCACCAGTGCTTGCAAGTTTAAATACTGTAGTACCATTATATTTAAATAGCAAATCATTATCGCCTGTGTCTAGTACAATTTCCCACTTACTTGTACCAAACTTAACAGACTGACTGCCCATAAGAATGTCATTACTGTTGGCATCTAAGTCACCGCCAAGTTGAGGCGTAGTATCATTCACGAGTTCAGTGCTAATAGCGTCAATCTGAGTCTGAATGTTAGAGGTAACACCATCTACGTAGTTAAGTTCAGTAACTGTAGCAGTAATGCCATCTAACACATTAAGTTCTGCTGCTGTAGCTGTTACTGCTGTTGTATTAATCTTGAGTGTTGTAGCATCTACGACACCTGTCACATCACCTGTCACATCACCAGTCAGGTTACCTGTAACATTACCTTCAAGATTAGCAACAAGCGTACCAGTGGTAATAGTCAAGTTACCTGTGGATGCACCAGTAAATGTACCAGTACCTACAGTGAACTTATCTACACTTTCATCCCAACCGATAAATGCATTCGCAGAAGAGCCACGCTCAATCACAATACCTGCATCATTTACAGGTGAACTAGTACCATTACCCAACTCGATCAATGTATCAGATACAACAGTATTAGTTGTATTAACAGTCGTTGTTGTACCATTGACTGTTAGGTCACCCGTCACAGTTAAGTTGCCACCTACAGCTACATTGCCTGTAGTGTTTACGGCATCGAGATATGCATTTGACCAGTAGTTTGAGGAATCGCCTAGTGTGTATGTGCTGTCGGCGTAAGGAATGATATTAGAGGCAACATCAGCAGTAATGGTAACAGTGTCTGTAGCTGCATTACCTAGTGTTGTATTACCATTCACTATTAGATTAGAAGACAAAGTAGTAACACCTGATACAGTCAATGTGCTGTTTACAGTGCCTGCACCGCTAGTTGTTAAGGTGCCTACAGAAGTATTACCTAGTGTAGATGTACCTGCTGTTAAAGCAGACGTACCAATATCAATGCTACTAAACCCACTAGTAATTGATCCAGCATTGAGTGCTCCTACCGTTGTTACATTAGGTAGTGTATCTAAGCCAGCTTCAAAGTATGTTTCAAAATCAGACAGTGCTACCTGCTTCATTGTACCTGCATCATTTACAATCAAGCGGTCTGCATCTACAAGTGTAGTGCTTGTAGCTGTAGTAGCACCATCAAGCAGATTGATTTCAGTTGTTGTTACAGTTGCTCCATCTAACAGATTTAGTTCAGCAGTAGTAACTGTAGCACCGTCTAGGATATTTAGTTCTGCTGTCGTTACTGTAGCACCATCAAGTATCTCAAGTTCTGCTTCACTAATATCTGCAGAACCGATGGTTACATTTCCACCTACAACAAGATTACCTGAGATGTCTGCATTAGCATTGATGTCAAGAGTTGTCGTAGCAATCTGTACTTCTGTATCAGCTACAATGTCAAGCTGCCCATCCACGGAAGAATTAAGATAAATAGCAGCGTCACGAAACTGTACTTTAGATGCCGTATCAAGAAGAGTGTCTTCACCAATTGTGTCTACATACAAAGCACCATCAAGATACATATTTTTAAACTGGGCAGCAGCAGAGCCAATGTCAAGTGTATTTGTTGTTAGTGGCAGTACCTGTGTAGCACTTACTGTTACGTCACCTGTTGGACCAATCTCAGTGATACGTGCGCCATTAGCTGCCGTACCGTCATGTACGTGTCCGGTACTTGCATTGAATGCTGCTTCGATAGCATTGTACTCATCATTAAAATCGTCTGCGTTAATAATACCGTCATCGACAATATTACTTGCAGATTGCCTAGTATAACCAGCCATAGCGTTACCTTCTTCCGTTTACTGAGTATTCAAGCACAAGTGAGTCAAGTGAAAATACAGGGTTGTCGTTATCTGCTGTAATCTGCACTGATGCATTATATCCTGAACCAATAACTTGTGTTTCTAGTATGTTGTCAAATGTTCCTGATCCAAATGTAGCTGTTCCATAAACAGCAGTAGGTGATCCAAACCTAAAGAAACTACTCGTATTATTCTCTAGTGTTATACTATCTGGCTGAACTAGTCCTGTATTTATACGATCAAAGTCTAGTGCCAGTCTAAACGATACACTTACAGAACCTGTGGGATCAGTATATAAATACGCTTTATAAAATGTCTTACGTATTCTTGGGTCTTGTAAAGGCAGGAACGGACTATTAAAGTTTGCTACAATATTCTCACCGTCAAAGCTACTACCCTGTTCCAGCCTATACACATAGCCATTATCATTGGCAAAGAAAATATATTCATCATTACCGCTGTATTCACCGTAAGCTACCTTAGCGTTAATACCTCGTGTCTCTGCCCAACCAAATGTATTCTCTGCAAGTTGTGTACCTAATATACCTAGCGCACCTGAATCCTGAATGCCTGTAGCATAACCCAGTAATCTATATTGACTTTTGTTACGGATAACAATAGAGGCAAATGAAGATGAGTTGTCTACAAAGTTTGTAACCTCTGACTGAATAGGCTTGGACAATACAGCAAGATTAAAGTCACCAATTCTATCTGTAGCAGCTAGAGTTCGTATGCCATCTGGACCAAGGAATACTACATCACCGCCAACTTCTTTTGCAGTGTCAGGTTGAATAGCACCCAAGTCTTCTGAGATTGCACTAAGCGCAAAGTCTGCTATGCTATTACCAGCTACTCGTTTAATCTTCGTTTCGCTGAATATAATAAGCTGTTCACGAAATACTATAAGATCAGTAATGGCGTCACCGATATTAATAAGGCCACCACCATTAGCAATAGAAAAGTCATCATCCTCATAGGGTGCAGAGAAAAATAAATTCTCACCATTAGCAACGAAGAGATGGTTCTTAAATTCTATAGCAAAGTCACAGCCACTAAAGTCTGCACTTAAACTTGTTAGCTGTGTAAGTGTACCTGCATTACCATCAAAGATAAAAGGTTTGCCTGAACCATCTACAATAAATAGTTTTTCATTACCATCAAAGTTATACTTTACGAAACGTACATTTGCAGAACCACCAAGAGTAACACCCGTACTAGAGAAAGTTGCATTGTCTGTTACCTGTGTCCAACCGCTGCCTGCTGAACGGTACAGATGCGTACCTCTTGCTGCATATACACGACCTTCATAGTACATAAGGCCGCGTACAACTCCTGTACCAGATAATGCGTTGGTATCAAACTTAGTGTATCCAGCAATACGTCTATAGCCACCAGAGACAGAAGGCTCAAAATTACGTAATGTTGTAGCACTTCCGGGCAGGTTGATGCCTTGCTGTAAAGGACTAAGGTTTGTTACCAGTCCTTCACGAAATTCTATTGGATATGTGTTCCATGCATCAGCCATATGTTTTTTTCTTTCAGGTATTTAGTTTTACATATTTTTTGTTGTTTGTCAAGTTAAATCGACAGAACAGAGCTAATATGTCTTGAAGATTCTGGTATTTTTGTAGAACGCACGTAGTCGTAGCGGTTAATTAACACTGACCGCATATTCTTAATGCCTTCTTGGAACTTTTCTTTTGCCACCAAAGCATCCTGTGTATTACCACGGAACAGATAGGCATAGTGCATAGCACCATCTACAATCACATGGGCAAATCTTTCAGGAATGTCTGGTACATCTGTAGCATTCTCAAGATCAACAGGCACTCTGTAATATTCATAGACAATAGTGTAAGCTTTGTCGGGTGGTGGAACCATACCAAACTCTAGATTGGGTGCTTGAAATACATGAGTAGGTACAGTAGATGAACCATTATCTGCATCATATTCATATGAAACAAACTTCTCAAGGTACTCTTCGTATGACATTACCCGCAGCTTACGTGTATCAACAGCTAGTGTTGAGTCTTCCTTCAAGCGAAATGTATTGAAGTCAATGATCTTTGCGTCATGTGGAAAAGAATATCGTACCATATTGGCCGTTAATACGTCTTCTTCTTCTACGTGATTAAAAGGCCAGTTGTATTCTGTCTGATTTATGTCACGAATTGCGGCATTAATACTGTCCTTTGCCTGTGAATAAAAGCCTGTAGCTGCCGCAAAGTTAGATGACGTTAACTCAACTTCATTTAGTCTCCGGTTAATTTTATTAACAAGTCCTAGAAAATCATAAGCCATTACTTTTCCCTAACCTTCATCTTAACTGTACGTTCTGCTGTATTACCACTACTGTCAGTAATTTGACAATAGATCAAATATTGTACATTATTTGTTCCATCAGCTAAATATATAGTAGCGGTCTTATTGTCACTGCTGATTGTTTGTGCTGTACTGCGCAGTGTATTTACTGTTCCAGTAGGAGACAATAGTGTTTTTGTGCCAGACGAATCGTTGACGTACCAAGTAGCACTACTAATAGTAGCACCAGAAAGATACCTAGACCAGTCCATGCTATAATCCAATATTTCATCGGGGTCTTTATTAGGCCAACGAAAAGACATTATATACTCCTATGCTGCAATTCTAACAGTCCTATCATATGTTGATGTACTTCTTTCAACATATTGTTTACGTGATTGTGCATGAACAAATGCTGTTCTTTCACGTGACGTAGTTCTTCGTTCAATATATACAGTGCGTGTCTTAGCATAATTGTCACGTTCACTGAAGTAGTTAAATTGTACTGCCTGAGCAGAGGCACTGCCTACACCTGTTACAGATACTGTACCTGAGAATATTCCAACTACATTGCCGCTTACTGTAGCACTGCTAGAGATAGAGGCAAAGGCATTAAGCAGCTTAGTAACATTAGCTGTAACTGATGCACTACTAGATACGGAAGCGGAAGTTTCTTGTATTCTTACCCCAACACCGCTTGCAGTTGCTGTGCCTGTTATTACTACTACCGCAGCAAGTTCACCCGTAGCTGTGCCTGTAGATGTACCAGAAGCTGAAGCAGTACCTGTTGCCAGTATTCTAGCTGTTCCAGTACCTGTTTGAGTACCCGCACCGGATACACTAGCAGCAGCTTCTTGGATTCGTACACTGTCACCTGATACTGTGCCTGCACCGTTAATGCTTGCAGTAGTTATTTGTTTAGATGTAACACTTGCAGCTACAGTTGTAGCACCGGATACACTAGCAGCCGCAGGTTGGATACGTACGCTGTCTGCACTGACAGATGCAGAACCTGTGATAAGTACTTCACCAGCAAGCTTACCAAATGCTATGGCATTAGCTACACCATATGCGCTAATATCACCAGAAGCTATCAGTCTAGCTGTAGCACTACCTGTTTGCGTACCTGCACCAGATATGCTAGCTGATACATCCTGTATGCGAACACTAGCACCTGTTACAGATGCTGCACCTGAAATGGATACAGCGTCTGCGTGAACAAGAGTACCTGCAAAGGTGGA